TTCTATATTATCGGTGGTATTGTTAATCTTACCACCGGTCTTTTTTTCCTGACTTTCGATCTTCTCCAGCTCTTTTTTGTTTCTTCCGATCATATTAGTAAACGCCTCATATTCTCGCTGAGCAGCTCTAACTTTATCTTCTCCGAGGTTCCCCGCCTTTGCTTGCGCTTCAACCTCTTGAAGTTGTTTTTTTAATAATTCCTGTTTTTTCTTGAGATTTTCGGTGCTCTCTGTTAAAACCTGCTGCTTTTGATTGAGAAGTATGGTGTTGCTTGGATCCCATTTGAGTTGCTTTTGAATTTCCTTTAGCTCTTTTTGCAGGGTTACGCTTGTCTTGTCAACCTCTTTAATGGCTTTTGTAATGGGCCCAACGTCCCCGCCGATTTCAACAGATATTCCTTTTATATTTCCAGCCATATTGCCACCTATTGTAGAAATAGCCCGCCGACTAAACAGCAGGCTATTTCTTCATGCTTATTCTTTTTTGTAGTGCGTCCCTGTTTGGTTCGGTTTGCTTATAAGCCCAACATTTTTCAAGATATTTTCGGCCTTCTTCGGTCTGTCTGCAGTTATATATAACTGCCTCTCGTATAAATAGCCAGAATTCGAAAACGTTTAAATTTTCGATTTTCTTAAAATTGTACCCGGTATAATTGGATACAATTTTTTGTTCGATGGTAGAATTCTCGTAAGGTCCCCTATTGTCCGCGCTGGGGTAATAGGGGACTTTTAGTTTGGGTCATTTTTCGTTTTGTGTACCCATTCCATGTACGAGGTGAATATGGCGTCTATTTGGTCAAGGTCAAGTTCCTCAATGATATCCTGAGACACTTTATAACCTGAAGAGTTTCTGTTGAGAAGAGTAACCACAGCATCCACAAGCTGATTTACTACATCGTCTCCGTCAGTTTTTATGTTTGAAAACTTCCGGAGGGTTTTCACTTTGGGAGGCAACACTTTTAATTCAATATTTCTGATATGTTCGCCGTCTTCAATAGCAAACGATATTTCAAAATATCTTTGGTTTATATTGTTAATATCCAACATTATTTACACCTCCAACTTAACCTACCGGAGGTTCGACAGGCGGATCAACAGGAGGATCGGGTATTTCTAACTCGATGATAACCAGCGTCCCCTCTCCGTCAATCGGTTCTGCGGTTATGGTAGGCTCAACCTTTGTGGCTGCTCCGATTGTGTATGCGAGTGTAAGCCCTCCGGTATTGGTTCCTACCAATGTGATTCTGACGTCACCCTTAAGATCGTCCTTGTGAACAAAGCGAATCAAACGTTTTGATCCGTTGGCGTTTTTAATTCCGCCGATTTTTACGGTTCTGATCCCTGATGCGTCGGTAACTCTGGCCGTAGAGCACATTGCGTTAAGCTTTTTATAAACCCACGTAATTACCCCAAACCCGAATGTAACGGTTTCTGCGGTCAAAATGGTTCTGGTGACTATTCCAAAGTCATCCTTTAGGATTGACGTATCGCATGTGTATGTTAACGTCGCACCAGCCTCAATATCTCCGAACTTGTTGTCTTCTGTTTCGATGATATTGTCCTCTGGAATTTCTCCGGAATACTCCATTTCGTAAACGAACCCCGATCCTACCGGTATAATATCCTTTGTGTCCATTGCTTTTACCTACCTTTCAAAAAATTCAATATTATCATAAATAGTCATGAACATCTGTTCATCGCTTAGGTATATTGGTGGTTGCTTGGTATATTTCAATGCTTTTTTGTCAAATAGCTCTTCAAGCTTTATGTTGGTATCGTTTGTTTGCGAATAGCGTTCAATTGAAAGAGAGTGGTGTTTATAGATATTTTTCAAATCACCTCCTCCTCGCTGTACGCTGTCAAAATACAGGATATAGGGTAATTTAGGTGGGTCTACCCATGCGGATTCTTCTACGGGTTCCCCGGAGGTATCAAGCCACTCCTTTATGTTCAACCCTTTACCGCCTCCTTCACCAGCTCTAACATGCGCCGCTTCGCAAGTTCTTCACCGCATTTAATGTGCGGATAGGCTTGAGTGCGGCCGCCTCCTCGCTTTGCGTGTCCATTTTCCAAAAGGTGGGTAAGGCGATAATTGGGAGCGGCTGCATGCCAAGTGCGGCTTTTGTTGAGTTTGTCTGATGTGTTTTTTATTCTAAACGCCTTGACATATCTGTCTCCTCTGCGTCTTCTGAATGTGATATTTCGCTTGATCTCCTCGTTAGTCTCCTCAGCAACCGTTTCAGCGGCCTTGTCTACCCTATCAATTACCTTGTCGTTGTATTCTCTCAATGTCTCAGATAGCGCGGCGGCGAACCCGTCTGGACTACACTTTTTATTGCTCACGTAACAACCCCCAATTGACTGAGCGTAAGTATTGCCGATCGCGGGTTGCTATCTGTAGTCTGTTGAATCTGATTGATATTATATCTGATTCCGCAAATTACCGCACAGTCGTGAGACGTTATATTTTGAGTGTACGGCACATGAATGAGACGGTCTATTCTTTCTGTTGATGCGCGGGCGGCATAATGACGCTTGAATCCTACAACTCTGTCTCCGAAATCCAGAGATATTTTTAATCTGTCAATTTGATTGCCTTTCATGCTATAAATATAGCATTTTCCGTCATTGAAGGTTAAGAATTCAGTTGTTGTTTTGATTTTCATCGCCGTTACTTGCCTCCCGCGCCCGACTTAATAAATAAAGCTCCAGCAGCTCATTTTGAAAGTTTTGTTCAAATACCTCTAACGCACTCGAATTTGCATAACGGCAGTAGTCAAATAATAGTGCTCTGGGTAAATCTTCCGCTTCAAAATCAAGGTGTGCGCCAGCTATGCGTTGCAGTCTAGACATACCCCGGTTGATATATCCCGTAACCCTTTTGTCCGCCGCCTCATCTTCGTACGTTATGTGCAGTTCGTTTTTTACATCAGTCAACAACCTCGCTGCCAGCTGCATATAATCACCCCGACGATAATTGTTTTATTCTTCAGGCTCTTCAGGCATAGGAACGACGCTAACCCGCATGATCTGCGGTTCCAGTTCGGAAATATCTGCCACAACGAAAGCGTTGTTGTCCAGCGGCCTGCCGTTTCCGTAAAGCTTGGTCTTGTATACGCGCTGATCCTCAAGGAATTTCAGTTCATCGGTGAATTCAATGCGCCCGCCTGATCCTCCAAGACCTACACCCATGAAATAGCGCGACGCCAGTCCGAATATTGCCATTCCTTCCGGAACATTGATATCCTGAACAATATCAGTAGGGTAGGGAAGAACATTATTGGCGTATGTTCCCTGCGGTGTTAGCAGCGTTGTAGCGGGCATCACCTTAGTGAAGTAGTCAACCGGATTGACAACCATCAAAATTTTGTCAACTACCCTCGCGCGGTTGTTGGGTCCCGTTGCCAGTGTGCTTGCAATTTCCCCTACGGTAGTCGGGCTTAGGTCGGTAATGGAAATGGTTGCCTTGTCGGGATACACCCCTGCGGTAACCGCAACTCCGTCCGATACGTCCTTTATCATTCCAATAGGCTCGTTGTTTCCTGTCCCCATCACGATAGCCTTGCTCAGCCCCGCGCCGTTTGCCTCAACCAGCACCGCGCGTACATATGCATCCATCCATTCGGGTCCCACGTCAAGCATGTCTTTGCTGACGATCATGAATGCGGTAAGCTTGTTGGTTCCGACGTCAATTTCGTCGATTGCTCCGCTCAGCTCCTCGGTTATCGACGTATTAAGCGCACCCCATACCGCAAACTGTATACCGGTCTTGTTTACAATCATGGTTGTAATTGTCGCGGTGTTTTGGATGTTGATCGCACTGAGCAGCGGGAATTCGGTTTTGATGTCTTCCAGCACGGCGTCGATAATCGTTGACGGTATCGCGCTGCTTCCGTCGGGAATGGTGAACGCCTTGGCGGTTCCGGAAAGCGAGGATTTTGCGCAATCTGTCATAGATTTATAAAATTCCTTCTCTTTGTCCGTAAGCTGGCGAATCCCGCGCCGCTGCAATATGTCGGCGTCCTGTGTGCGCTGGTAAGTCTTAAATTCCTGCATGATGTCTTCGCGAATGTTTCCGGCAAAGTCCGCAAATGCCTTTGTGACGGCGTTCGGGTCTTCGCTTTTCATTGCATCGGAAAACTTTTGATGCAATTCCGCATGTGTTACATCGGGTGATTTCATAATTATTTTTCCTCCGTTTTTTTATTAAACATCGCCGTTAATGTTTCGGCGTTTGTTTTATGGGTTTGCGCTCCCTGTTTATCGGGCGGTGTTTCATCTATCTTGAACATTTTTTGAAATTTATAATTAATGGAATTTTCATTTGGGGTGAATTTTTTTGTAATACCCGCCGCTGGCTGAGCCGGAACCGCAACGAAAGACCATTCATATGCATCTATGGCATTTGAGATAATTGCATGACATTTTGTTCCGTCGTACTCTTTTTCTCTTATGTGATTACATAATTCGCTTGATTTGCTTTCACCGCAAATTGAGCATAAGTAAGATTCTACGGCGCAGCTTACGCTTACTTCTTTTTTAATTCCTGCTTCAATTTCTGATATAAGTGATGCATTTTTTTCATTTCTAAGCATATAGGCCTTTGCCTTAAGTTCGCAGTAAGGTTCACCGTATGATGTTGTTTTTGTTTCGCTTGTTTCAACCGACGCGCTGTATATTCTTGCTGTCTGGTCTTTTGCTTTCATTGAGTGATCGAATATTCCGGGTTTTCCAACAAATAGTTTGGAAAGCTCTTTTAGTGCATCGATTGAAAATCTTTCGTTGTCTCTGTCAACCTCATTGTCACAAAGAGTTAGAGAAAAAACATACACATCATCCGGATTAAGCTCTGTTAAGGCAAAACTATTGATTGCTGACAGTTCTTCGTTTCCAAGTGCCTTTTTAACTATCCCTGTTTTGTTGTTCATTTTTTTCACCCTCATCAATAATTGTATTTATTTCACCGAAATTTTTGGTCATATAATATTGCTGGCTCCACCACTTGTTTATTGGCTGCTCTCCAATCTTTTTTCTCATCTCATCCGGGCTATATAGGGCACTGGAAACAAGCTGACTGGCAGACGCTCCAATCTTGAATATGTCCACACTCCTGATTTTAGTTGTATCAATCTTTAAGCATGTTCCGGATGTATATGCCTTTTTACCGTAACGTTTTCGGTTAATCTCTGTTTCAATCATTCCGGTATGTGCTTCAATGCAAAATGTTATAAAGTCGCTGACTACATCATACGTTCCCGCAATATCTCCCTGTAGAAGTGCCGATGGTATTCTAAACGCCTGTGCCACCCTTGTCATGGCTTCCATTGTGATTCCTGATATATCGGTTATATCGCTGGTTGATTTTTTGCTACCTTCTCCGGGTATTTCGTTATATTCAAATCCTTTCGGAAGATGCACAACAGCATTTTGGTTTTCGAAATACGATTTAAATCTATTTAGAAATAAATCATCAATTTTTGATTGAAATTCCTTGTCTCCAGAAGCTGTTTTATCAATCCTAAGGATTCCCTTTCTTCCACCGTTTGACTTATATTTTTTTACCGCCATATCAAGAAGATCGCTGTACCCGGAGAAAAGACGGGATAGTAGCATTCTAATGTCTTGGTAATTTGACGCGAAATACATCGTATCCTGTGCACTAAAGTTTCGTTCAAAATTAAAATCGTACCTGCTTACGTCTGAAAATATATCGGGGTATATAGCGTAACGCTTGCGGTTGAAACTGTCGGCGATAATAAGCTGATCAGATACCCCGACTACTAAGCACTCGTTTTTAAATAAAAATTTAGCAACAAGTTCCTGAATAAACTCATATTTGTTTTGATTTGCGTTGGGTTCTATGTTCCATAAATAATATTCATCGCCTTTATTCTCCTTGCCGTTTATGAAGGTTTTAAATTCACACTTGGCGATTGTTCCGGCGATTAAGCTAATAGCCATCCATATGGCAAATTCCTCAATTGCTAGCTTATATCTCATGGCTTCAAGTTTTTCTTTGATATATATCGTCTTTTTTCCAGCAAACATATCTTTAAGTGAATCAAATATTTTCAAGCTCTCACCCCTAATACGTGTATATTTTGAAGGAATTCATATCAATCTCTTCTCCGCTGTCCTGAAGATTCTCGCTGGCGCAAAATGCATGAACTAACGCCATAAATCCGTCCGTTTTTCTGGTTCTTTGTTCTTTTTTTTGATAAGTCATATTCCCGTTCTTGTCAGTGTCTACAAATGTATTGTATGTAAACCAGTTCATCATTTTGTTTCTTCCCCAGACTATTTTTTTGTTTTCAAACGCACTGCTGATCACCGGCGCAT